AAACACGCCTCCGGAAATTGCCGATCCGGATCCGTGTCCGAGTTTTCCGCTTTGGTTCATTATCAATTCTGCCATTATGGATCGACCGTGAAAGTCCCTCCGTTAACGTCGAGCTTTCCCGTTGCGTCCATTGTAAACGAGCCGAATGGATTCTCGAAAGAAAAACTAGTATCCGGTCCGATCGTTAGCATCGCGTTTCCCGCGGCTCCGTCTATCTCGATCGAGCCGTCGACTTTCAAGCGGATCCGAGCGACTCTCACTCCTCCGGAATTCGAGTAAAACTCTTTCTCTCCAGGGAGGAGGTCCGCGGCCGGAGGCGTCCCGTCGTCCGCTGCTATTCCGATTTTCCACGATCGGCCGGCGTCGACGATAAAGAACCGAGCTCCGGCCGGAGGGTTTCCGTCCTCTCCGGCCGGTTGATAGAGCTCTATATCTTGCGCGTCGTCATCTTCCGTGATGACTACTTGCAACATTCGAACGGGTTTCAAGCCGTCCCTATTGAGCTCTACTTTGCTAAGTTTTACCTCTCCAATCATCTCCTACCTCAAAAAAAGTTGAGAGGGTTAGTCGGCTCGATCCAAGGTGTCTCTACTGCCTTTTTTGTAAAGACATTCGGAGGGACGAGGGAGAGGATCGCCGTCGTCCCGGATTTGTTCGATTTGTATTCGACGGCTCGGATTAGAAAATCGAAACCGTCCGGAGCGTAAACGATCGGAGATTTGACGGTGATCAATGTGTTCTCTCTCCATAGGTTTCCGTCCGGGGAATACCAACTAGAGACGGGAAACGGGAAAGTAAGAGCGTCCGCGATCTGTTTGGATCGTCTCCAGTCCGCGGCCGTCTGAATATCTCCGATCGTTGTATCGTTTGCGCGGAAAGTGAAAAACCGCGTTTTCGGGACCGCGTTATCTTTCGCGACTGCTTTTTTATTTGTCTTTCCCGGAGACTGCCCGATCGCTTTGTACGAGTTGAAGCGTTGCCGGCCGTCGAATCTCGCTGAGATCGATTGCTGCGGAGGGAGATCGTCGTTTATTGTTCCGACGGGAGGATCTTTCGTTACCTCGGTAAAGAGGAGCTCTCCGTCCTCCGTCGATGAAATGAGGATCCCTCTTTGCGAGGCGAGGCCGGCGAGATGATCGAAAGCCTTATCCGTCGGCTCCGCTGTTACTTTCTTGAATGGAGGATCGACGAGAATCTCGAAAACGACTCCGACTCCGAAAGGAGAGCAAACCTCCTCCGCTCTTTGTTTCAACGTTACGAGCTTTTGAACATAGGGAGGTTTTAGAGTCGAGTCGACGAGATCGATTGTCGAGGAAAATCCCTCGAGCGTCATTGTGATCCCGGCCGTCGTTTTATTCGGAGCCGTCGTATATAGAAACCCGTCGACGAGCTTAAAGCCTCCCAAGTATGCAGTTGCCGGCCGATAGGCAAAAGGCCGGAGCAAATCGGAGATTTCCTCGTCCTCCGGAAACCAAGCGATCGACGCTGTCCAAGCGTCCGCGGCCGTGTCCATTGTCCGGAGAATCGATCCCTCGACGAAAAGGATCTCTTTCCCGTCGACTATGATCGTCATTTCGTCCGGATCCTTGTCCGCCAGATCCGGAGTTAATCCCTTTTTGAGTTTCTCGAGATCGACTAAAACAGGTATTTGGAGTGTTTCTCCGGGATATATGAGATTTGGATCTCCGGAGACAAGAGTTTTCTCGTTTGCTTTCCAGATCGTTTTCCATTCCCGAGCTTGTCCGTATGCCTTTTTTGCAATCCCGATCAGAGTGTCTCCGGGAAAGACTACATAAGGAAGACCGGGAATGGGTTTAGACATATGTTACAACCTCCCGGCCGGCCGGAAGATATAGAATGTCTTTCCCCTTTAACCCGTTTGAAGAAATGAAGAGATCGAGGTTTTCGTCTCCGTCTCCTAGAGATCCATACTCCTCGATCACGATCTGAGCCGGCGTTTTTGCGGTCTCGAGCGTAAACCGTTTTTCGATCCTGAGATCGTATGCTTGGATCAAGAGAAAGCGGACGGTTTGCCCGATCAACAGAGCGGAGGAGGCATAGCTCGAGGACTGCGAAAAATACTGTTGATCGATGTCATTCTCCGCGAAATCAGTTTGGACGTTGTCGAGGCTGTCCGTTATCAGGGTAAAGAGATCCGAAATCCTTTGTGCGGTTTGGATCGCTTGCGCTCGACTGGCAACCGGAGGAGCCGGAGAGGGAGCCGGAGCCGTTCCGGGAGGAGAGGGAGGAGCGGCCGGAGTAAAAACTCCAGTGATCGCGATCTGAGAAAATGCGACAACGTTAGAGGTTAGTGCGAGCTCCGCAACCGCGGTTTTATTGATCGCAACCTCCGAGCGATCGTCCGACGGGAGGACGGACAAAAACTCTTGTGTAAGATCATCGTAAGTGTCAAGCCGGCTTTGTATCGAATTCGAGGCGAGGAGAGGAGTCTCGATCAACGCTTGGATCTCTCCGGCTAGTGATTCGACTTGTAAGACCGTCGCGTTTAGAGTGTCGTTTATCCCGTCCTGTATTGCGTTGAAAGCGTCGTCCACAGAATCGACGATCGAGGCAAGCGGTCCGAGCGTCCTCTCCGAGGCGTTTTCTATCAGTTGCGTTGTTTGTGCGATCCCGTCTTTTAGAGCTTGCGTCCCTTGCTTGACTTTCTCCGCAAATTGCTCGAGAGCGTTTAGTTTTGTTTTCCCTCCCTGCCCATCGATGATCCCGGCCTCCTCTCGTCCCGTTTTGAGAGTGTCCGGATCGATCGGCTCGATCCATGTAGTATCGAACCGGGTTACGTTTCCTTCCGTAACCGGAAAAATGTTTTGAGTTACGGAGACAAGTTGCAACGAAAAGAAACCATAGAGAGGATGAGTAACCTCCCATTGTCCCTCTTGATCGCAAGCGGCAAAAAACGATTTCGCCGTTTTGTCGTTGTCCTTACCGTCGAACCAAAATGAGAGAGGATAGTCCGCGGAATTCGTCCCGAGATCTTGGACAACCGTTCCGCGGACTTTCGGAAACGTGAAGATCCCGAGCTTTTTGTCTTTCGATCTCGGATCGCCAATCCATAAAGCGGAGAATTCGTTTCCCTCCGGAGAGATAAAATCGATCGTTCCGCGGAGTCTTTCATCCCAACTATTCGGACCGAGTCCGAGGAGGTCCGCAATTTTGTCGAGCAATCCCATTATGGATTAGCTCCGAGAACCTCTTTTTTGATCGGAGGCATATTCGTTTCCGTCGTCTCGAGTTTCGTTCCGGGAGGAGCTCCGGAGAGTGTTATCTTTCCGGTGAATCCCATTTTTTTACGGTTTTCCTCTTTCGCCTCGTTTGGAGGCTTGCGGAAACCGAAATCCATTCCCTTGATCCCTCCTCCGAAAGGAGATCGCGGAGGAGGAGCGGACGCCGGAGGAGCTTGTCCGACTCTCGCGGAGGCGTTTTTGATCGCGGTATTCAGATTCTCGAGGTTCTCGGTTAGAGTGATAACCTTTTTCTCGAGGAGAGCTTTCTCTTTCTTGTTTGCTCCCTCCATTTTTTTGGAGGTTGCGGCAATTTGATCCGTGAGTTTCTTTTGCTCGTCGAGGAGTGCTCTTTCCGCGATCTTTGCCTCGTCGAAAAACTTTTTATCCGCTCCTCGAGCTCCGGAGAAAGCTCCTTTCATTCCTTCCGCTTTTGTGTCGCCAATTCCTAGAGTCTCTTTCCAGAATTTGACGACTCCTCCGGGGCTGATCCCGAGGATGTCCTCCCAAAACGCGAGAACCTCTTGAAAGAATTTCTTTACCGGCTCCCAATGTTTGATTATCAGAGCGGCCGCGGTTAGCCAAGGAGCGACGAGCATAGAGACCGCGACGAAAAACGGATTTTCGAGGAGATTGGAAAGCACTTTCCAGGCCTCCGAGGCAAACGATCGGATCGCTTGGTATGCTTTCCATAGCTTGATAACGACGGTATCCCAATTTTGCCAAAGCCAAATCACGCCGGCCGTAAGCAGAGCGACGGCCGTAACAATCGCTCCGATCGGGTTTGCCGCGATGATCGCTCCGAGAGCTCCGAAAGCGGACGAGGCTCCCATGATTGCCGGAGCTAAAACCGCGAAAGCTCCGGCCAGCATTTCGATCCCGACGGCGATCGTTGCCGCGATCTTGAAAGTGACAAACCCGGCCGCGACTGCCCCGATTACCGGAGCTAGTTTCTTGCCCCACCTAAAGAGAGTTTTTACAACCTCGATCGCTGTCTTGATCCCTTTGATGATCGGCTTTACGTCGAGCTCCCGGACTTTCTTTATTGCCGCGTCGAGAGCGTTTGGAAAGTCTTTTTGAAAAGCCTCGATCACTCTAAATCCGGTTTCTATCAACGCGGATTTGAGAGTCTTTAATCGATTCATGAGAGACTTTCTCATATCCTCCGCGAGAGCGTTGGATGCTCCGGCCGCTCCGTATGCCTCGTCTCGGAAACCTCGGAGCTTTTCTCCTCCGGCCGAGAGCAAAACATTCATACCGGCGATCGCTCTTTGCCCGAAAATAGTATTGAGAGCGGCCGATCGTTGAGCCGTTCCCATGCCTCCGAGAGCGGATTTTAGATCGTCGATTATATATGTCATATCCCGGAGATTTCCGTCCGCGTCCGTTGTCTCGACTCCTAGCTTTTTGAGGAGCTTTGCGGCTTTCGGAACCGGGCCGGCAAGTTTCAAATAAGCATTTTTTAGAGCTGTCCCTCCGAGCGATCCCTTTATGCCGGCGTTTCCGAGCTCCCGGACGAGAGCGGAAAAAGTCTCCACGTCCGCCCCGGCTCCCGTCATTACCGGGCCGGCAAATTTCATCGTTTCGAAAAGATCCTCCATAACGACGTTGCTCGACGTTACGGTTTGCGCGAAAACATCGTTTATCCGCGTGAGATTCTTTGCCAGTTGTGCGGAGTCTTTCGTCCGGAGGTTGAACGCTCCGAGGGCGTCCGCGGCCATGGATGTAGCCTCCTCGAGCTCGACACTTGCCCCGGTTGCGAGATCAGTAACGGCCGCAAGGGAGGCCATGGCTTGATCCGCGGTAAAACCTGCCATCGCAAGGCTCTCGAGGGCTTGTCCGGCCTGCGTTGCGGTCCATTCGGTAGTTGCTCCGAGCTCTCGAGCTTTCGCCTCGAGCTCCGCGAAAACCGGAGAGCCTCGACGGAGTCCTCCAAATTTCGCTCCGGCCGCGGTTAGAGCTTGATCGAATTCGACAAATTCTCTCGTTACCTCTCCGATCCCTTGTCTAAGCGCCATCATACCGCGAGAGATTACGCCGGCCGCGAGAACACCTCCGAGGACCGAGCGGAAATTGATTGCAGCGGAGGAGGCGTCTCGAAAACCTCGTTTTGATTTCTTGCCGAATTTGTCCGCGGCCGCGGCCATCCGGCGAAAGGCTCCGGAGACTTTATCCTGAGAAACCCGGAAAGCCGTCGATATTACAAACGCTGGCATTTATCGCGGCTCCTCCCGTTCCTTTTCCGCGATCAGCTCGTGCCATGAATTCCAATATACGAGCCTCGCAAACGTCATTCCCTCGAGCTCCGACGGACTTACTCCTCGGTAGAAGAGATTGCCCATCATTTGATCCATTTTCGATCGTCCTCCGGAGAATTGTCTCTCCGACGGGACGATCAAACCCTCAAAAAAACCGCTCCGAGGCTCTCCGCGATCGAGAGGTCCGCTCCTCTCATGTTTCGAAAGATCGCCTCCGGATGTCCCGAGAGTCCCGAAAGAAACGCATAGATCTTACCGTAAATGTTTGTATCCTTGTGTTTTGACATCGGGATCTTGGACTGTCCGGTGATTTCGTTGTAAACGATCTCCGCTCCTCCGAGATCGGCCGGAGGCTTTCGGAGCTTTTGGACAACGCGGAGAGTGTTTCCATCCTCTTTGATTTCGAGGAGGCCGCACATAATCGCGCGGAGGAGCCGCTTTCGCGCCATCCTATACCCTGCCTTGCCGGCCTCGTCGATCTCGTCTCCAGTCGCATCCTCGGAGCTCTCGTCGAGATCGTCGATCATGTCGTCCTCGTCGAGATCGTAATACTCCTCGAGAACGCGGAATTGTCTCTCCGCGTTTTCGAGGGATATTACTCTTTTCGATTTTTTTTCGTTTTGTGGCGTTTCGTTCATTTCCTCCTCCTTTTTTTGTCAATTCGCGTTGCTATCTACTGAACTAAAATTTAGTCCAGTCCTCACTAGGTAGCAACTGGCAAGCGACCCGATTGGATTCCGTCTCGACGTTTTCGACCTCGAGACCTCCCTCGGATTTGTAGGTAGCTCCTCCGACGGTCTCCACCGAGAATTTCAGCGACTCTCGAGCGGTATCCGTCGCGAAAGCTCGGAGGCTCTCGAGCTCGTCCGCGTTGCAAACGAGGACGAGTCCCTCGATCGCCGGAGTCCGACGAATCATCCGTTTCATGGCGCGGCCGCTTGTCGGATCCATTGTCGTTTCATAGTTAGTGACTATGAAAGTCGCATTCACGTCCGCGGGAACACGGAACGTGATTCCCTCGATCGTGACTTTCCGGATCGTCCCTGCTATGTCTTTACTCATTTTAGAGCCTCCTCCCTAGAGTAGAACCGCGAGAGAGGTATCGAATTTGACGACGGTATCGAAAATCCCTCCCTCTCCGGAAAGTATAACCGGCAACGTTGCGTTGAAACCCGTTCCTCCGGCTCGGATCTCGACGAGGTTTCCGGCTTGCAACCTCTCGATCGTGAAAGCGGCCGTGAAGATCCAAGCTCTCCCCTCGAAAGCGATCGCGAGTGCGAGCAGATCATCGATCACGGACGAAATGTCCCGAGCTTTTTCCCGGCTCGATGAATTCGAAACCTTCGCGGTATCGGCAACGATCGAGATCCCTTGCCACTTCTCTTGTGAAAAATTGAGCTTGATATTGTAGAGCATATTTTGCAGGATCGCGATATTGCGTTGTGAGCGGTATCCGTTCGAATCGACGGGAACGTTTTCCGGCCTGTAGAACGTAACCACGTTTTGAAGCGAGACCGATAGATCTGGATTGGCGAGAGTCGGAGAGAGTCCGTTTTTGACCGCGAGATCCCGGTTGTCATATAGCGAAGTCCAACCGGCCGGACCGGGAATGATATTCGGAAGTACTTGATCGATGTAACTCTCCTCCGCGCGATTGTTCGCGATCCTCGCCATAACTCCCATTGCGCAAGCGCCGATCTCGGACGGATGGGAGGGAGATGTCGGGACGCAAATATAACCGCATGTCCTGTTTTCGATCTCGGTATCGGTGAAAGTGATCAGCGTCGAGAGGGATTGGCTCGTGTTCCCGTCTACGTTCCGGAACGGTCGAGCAACTGTTTTCGCGTAGTTGCCGACGAAATCGTTTCCGGCTCCGTTGTAGGTGTCGAGCTTGTCGATCGTTGTCGTATCGTTTGTGAAACCGTGGACAACGTCCGTGAAGTTGAAAAGATTCTGGAGATCTCCAGTCCCGATCGCGATCAAAGCGTCGTTTATGTCCGGGACGCCGGCTCCTCCGGATGGATTTGTCCGAGTCGCGGAAACGCCGGCCGGGAAAGCCTCGTCAAATCCGAAATTGAAACCAAGGTTCACGAAGTTTCCGTAAACGCCGGCCGATTTGACGGTAATGTCGAGCTGTTCCGGAACACCTCCGTTTACCGCGGATTGAATCGGGAGGTTTGCCTCCGCGTTGATCGCTGTGTTGACATCCGAAGCAATTGCCGCAGCCGTTGCTCCGCTTGCAACAGTAACAGCGATTCGGTTGTGTCCTATATAGAGATAGATCGTCCCTGCTGCTGTTGCCGGCCCGGTAAAGGTTATATCTCCGGTCGCTTGGACCGCACCATCCACCTCCTCCATTGGGATAACCCATGTCTCGATCCCTCGAGCTCCGGCGAAAGCGTTGATCGCAAGTCGGTGAAGATTGAATCCCTTTCCGAATCGAGCTCCAACCTCCTCCGCGGAGAGCACCATTGTCGGAATGTTCTCCTCGTCGAGCGGCTCGAGGGACGGATCGAAAGTCCCTATCAAAAGGAGCTTTCGAGGGAGCACATTTGCTCCGGCCTGGAATTGTTCGTTTTTGACTCCGGCTCCGACGACGGCCGCAAGATCGTTGGCGTCGAGGGTGCTTGGAAACGCTGGTAGCGCCATTTTTTAACCTCCTAAAAATACGCCGGCAATCGTTCGGTCCGGCTCTCCGTTTTGATTGTTTGGCTGGATCGAAATGTCGATTTCGTCTCCTGCCGTTCCCTCGTCTCCGAGAACCTGCTCGTCTATCGAGCAAGTAAGGGACATTGTCCCGGTTAAGATCACGTATTCGCCCCGAGGGACGGGAGCGTTTTTTTCAATCGCTCCGATCCACCTATCCGCGATCCTCGTTAGAGAATCATCCGGAGGAGGGAGAGGCAGTCCGAGATCTTGGTTTCTTGCGTCCATTATGATCTGATAGAGGATCTCCACAAATTCGTCAAAAGATCCGTCCGCTACATCGGACGCTTGACGGTAATTTGCGATCGCCG